GGACGATCTGCAATTCGGTCCCTTCATGTCGATGATGCGGGAGGGAGCGCGCTATTTCAAGTCGGGCGCGGTGAGCCTCAGTACCGGCTTCGGCACCGCCAACCTGTTGCGGGATTACTGGGAATTCCAGGGGAAGGCGAGGCATGTAGGAGGTCTCTCGTCGCTCGGCAAGCCGCCGGAAATGCTCGGCCGCTATGTGGCGGAAAAAGCCCGCAAACTCGCAGGCCACGAAGCCAACGATCCGTTGATTCGGCTCTACGAGGAATCGGGCGGCAAGGTCTACTCGGTGATCGGGCATGATGTGCATAGCCGACGAATGTATCGGCGGCGGCGGATTGGCATCTCCACGATGAGCAAACTGGGACTCTCTCTGCAGCGCCCCGTAGATTCGCTGGAAGGGGCGTTGCAAGGGGTCCAAGACTTAATCGGCATCAGCGACGCGCCGCCCCGTTTGGCCGATGCGGAAGCTGCCATCAAGGAATCCGGCTACGAGATTCGCGATGGCCAGTGGTTCGATACAAAGACTGGCGAGGCCGTTGAGAGTCTACCGGAAGAGGTGCGCATCAAGGCCGCGGTGGCGATGGCGGAAGCCACGATCAACTTCAAGCGGATCGGTGCCAAGGGTCAATACATTGAAGCCTTTCTGCCGTTCTTCAATGCCACCGTCCAGGCGTCTTATCGGCAGTACCAGCAACTCAAGGGCCTGCGCAGCCTCGGAGCCAAGGACGTAGAAGGGATGCGTGCCAAACGCTACTTGGTCTACCTCAGTGCCCTGGCCGCAACGGGTGTCGCTTACTGGTTACTGCGACACAACGATGATGACTGGCGGGAGCAGGACGCCTATCTGCGGGATGGCTATTGGACCTGGGGAGCCAACGGAAAAACCTATCTGCGCATTCCCAAGCCGCGAGACACGGCGATTGTCTCCAATGTCGTGGAGAACATGCTCGACCATTGGTATCACGACGATGCCCGCGATACGAGCGATGTCGTACTGCGGGAGTTTGGCGGACGACTGCCCACGGGTGGAGGCTTCGCACGTGGAGTCGTGGAAACCTACGTGGCTGATTACGACTACTTCCGCAACCGCCCGCTGACACCCGACTACGTGAAGCACCTGCCCAAAGAGCAGCAGATCACTCCCTACACCACTCGTGCCTCGGATTCGATCGGTTCTGTCACAGGTCGGTACTTCGGCACCAGTCCCATCCAAGTCGAGCACTTACTGAATAGCGCTTCCGGTGGACTCTATCACCGACTGGCGGATCTCTACGACGCCAGCGTGGATGGACGCTTGGGACCGGAGCACATTCCCTTTCTGCGCGGCTTGGTCATCAACCGCCAGCAAGCCCGCAGCGTGGATGACTTCTATCAGGAGAAAGCCGCTACGGACACGGCCGCACTGCGCGAGCAGGCGGATGGCGAATTGTCCGAGGCGACGATACGCAAGCAAGCGGTCTTGGAATGGTCTGCGGAGATTATGACGAAACTGCGGGAACTGGAGAGCAAAACCGGTAAACGGCGCAGCTATGAATACCAGCCCTACATCACCGGACTGGCCCGCGCGTCACTCGGCTTCGAGGACTTACCCAGTGACCCCAATCCGCTCACGAACGAAAACGTCCCTGACGCTGTGAAGACCGTGATTCACGACTATGCCAGTCGAGCGGTCAACCAAGCGGGGCAAGTAGAAAAAGAGCCGTCCAGCTACAAGACTGCGGAGGACTACGCATCCGCCCGCAAGTCGCGTCTGCGGGGAGAGGCGATTGTCAAGACGCTGAATCTGACGCACGACAAAGCCCAGCAACTCCTCGTGGAATCCTTCCGCCGCCCCGACAGCAAGGGCAAAAAACAGAGCGAGATGCGGAGGGACAAGCCCGGCAAGTTCGATCCCGGCTACAAGGCCAAGGCCCTGGCTCTCGCCAGACTCTACGGACTCCCCGAGTCGGCCTTCTGGGACTGGCGCGCCCGCCAATGAAAAACACCGGGCGGCGCGGGCCACCCGGTGCTCACAAAGGAAAGGAAGGGCGCTGGCTTCACAGGTACTGCGCGCAGGCGTACCAGTCGATCGTGGGAGTCATTCCCGTGGTGCCGTCCACTTGCATGGTCGCGATCACCGGAGTCAGGTAATCGGTCGGCCACGGCGTGGCGCCCGTGATGCTGGACGACACGCGCGAGGCCGTCACTTCCGCGCCGTCCACGAAGATCGACACCGTCTTGTTGTGTCCCGAATAGCGGAAGCCCGCCTTGATGTACGTGTCCGCCACCAGGGTGGCCACATCCGCCTTCGTGGCGACGGTGCCACTGGCGCGCTCGTAGGACAGGTCCAGCTTGTCGCCATCCCCGGACAGTTTGTGGAAGCCCAGATGATCCACGGTCGTCGCCATCGTGTCCGCGGTCTGCGTGATCGGGACGGCCGAGGCGGCCAGTTGCACACCCGCCGCGCCGGCCAAGCCGATGAAGATGTCGCCGATGCTGTCGGCGATCGAATTCACTTTCAAGCGGCACTCGAACACCAGGTCTTTGCTGACGCCGGGCATGACCGAGAACGGGAAGCACCCGTAGGGAGTCAGCTCGTGGCCGCCCCATTGCAGCGTGATCTGGTCGTTGTCGGACACGCCGGAAGTGGGCTGGAAGATGATCGCGCCGATACTGGTGGGAGCGGTGCTCGCCGCCGCCAGCGCCACATTCGTCAGCAGGGTGCTGGCGGTCTGGTAGCTGATGTAGCGGTTCACGCCGCTGTAATACGAACCGGTGTTCGTACTCAACACGCCACCAAAGCCCACGAAATCGTCGAACACGCCGATCGCCGGATTGCCCGACGGCGTCGTGAAGACACCCGTGGTGGGCGGCGCCAGACCGCGCCACAGTTTGGGGGAAAACAGTCTGTCGGAATGCAGTTCACTCCACGTCAACATCGTCATGTTCACACTCCTTGATTGCGCCGCATTAGAATGTTTGCGGCTGTTGCAGTAGTCACCGTCAACAAGGGGCGCTTTGTTTCACGTCGCCGCCCCATTACGACGAGAACATCGTCACTACGTGGTCTCGGTCACGGTCGCCGTGCAGTACCCACGGAAGTTCGCCCGCCGGTTGTAGCACACGATCTGGCCCGCATCGTCCATCGCACGCACGCGCACGTTGCTCATCTCCGGGTGCTGGTAAGGCGCGCGCTTCCGCATGTTGCGGCCCGCCGCGTAGTACCAGTCGAACGTGTTCCAGTCGACGCCCAGAATGACGCCGTCCGTGCGCGCGTTGGCGCTGCTGGAATTCGTCCAGGACGGCACCCAGGTCATGGGCACGCCGCGAATCATCACCGAGCCGCTGTAGGCCGCCAGATCGTCGCGGATGTTGTCGTTGCCCAGTTGCAGCAACTTGCGGGCGGCCGCCACGCGACTGTGCGTGGTCAACAGTTCCCAGCGGTGCTTGCCCTCGGGCTTGATGTCCGAACGCTGCACGGGCGGCTTGAATGTGCAGAGATCCATCGAGTTGATGACCTTCTCGACGAAATCGTCCCGGTCCACGGTCGTGTACGGGAACGTGCGGTTCCGCCACTGCGCGTAGGTCGTGGTGGAGATCCCGCCGACTCCCGTGGAACCCCAACCCACGGGCGCGTAGCCGTCGAAGCCCTCCTCCGAGTTGTTCTCGGACGTGCTGTCGTCGGTCGCCGTGATCCACCACAGCAGCGACACCGGCGGGAACGGCGATTCGGTCGGGCTCGACGGGCCCGCCCCGAACATCAAGTCCTCGATGCCGGCGAAGAAGTCCTGCATCAGGCCCTGTTCCTGCAGGTTGAGGTAGTCGACGATCGCGTCGGCTCCTTGGGCGAAGGTCTCCTCGTCGATGTCGTAGTGATAGTTCGTCGTGGTCATGCCCCACTTCAGCGAACCTTCGGTCAGCACGTTGACGCGACTGGACGAGTCGCGGTGGTAGAGCCCGACCACCTGGAAGTTGTCGTTGTTGTCGATCTTCAACTTCCACTTGCACTGCGAGGTGCTCATTTCACGCTTGTTGGCTCTGTCGAAGAGCCGCGAGGCGAACATGTACTCCTGGAGCGGCATGGAGATGTCCTGCCACTTGCCCATCGGGTACTTCTGCAGGTATGAAGCCACAAAGTCATCAAGTTGTTCGATTCCAAGTGCCATGCGGCACCTCCTTCACGTTAGGACCGGTTAGCGGTTCTCCAGTTCCTTGTAGAGCCGCCGCATCTCGTCGCGCAGCGGTTCCGCCGAGTCGTGTGGTTTCGTGGACGAGCCACCCATCCGACCCTGCGACTGTTGAGCCACTTTCCGGGTTCTGGCCTTGAGTTCCTTTTTGCCGAGTTCTTCCGCGAAGACCATGCGGACCACGCGGTTGACCAACGCTTGGTCGAGTGCCACGCCGCGACCCAACTGCGCCAAGCCGAGTTGCTGCGCCTTGACGGCGACGAACAAGTCTTGGCGACGCTGGAGTTCCTGGGCGCTTTCCTTCCCGCTCTTGCCGAACAGGTCGGAATGTCCCAGGCCATCGACCAGCACATCGAACTCGCGTTCCTCGGCCCGGGCGTCCGCTTCGACGAACCGGGCTTCCAGAGCGGCGACCCGGGACTCGTAATGGTCCCGCAGTTTGGTTAACTCAGTAACCAAACCTTCGTCGTAGAGTTCTTTGTCCAGGCCGATCTCGTAGCGCGCGCCTTCCTTGGCCGGTTGCTCCGCCTCCTCCTTGGCTTCCTGTTTCGCGTAGCGGCCTTTGGCGTCGCGGATCGCGCCGCCATCGCTGGCGGCCAGCGCCTTGCGTCCCGCCTCCAACGCGCTGCGATCCAGGAACCGCAGAGCCCGATCCAACTCCTCGCGACTGGTGAAGTCGGCGAGTTCCTCCTCGCCGATACCAAACGCGGCTACCTCGGCTTTCAGGCCATCATCAAGCCAGTCCTGCTTGCCGGTATCCTCGCCCTTGTCGGGCGTATCACCACCGCCGGCATCTTCCTCGGCGGATAAGTCTCCCACGGGCGCGTCGCGCTCCTCGGCGATCTTCCGGGCGTCGCCCTTGTCGTCGCCGGCGCGATCCAGCACGATCTGATCGACGAAACTTTGAATCTGTTCGTGTGTGGCGTCATCCGCCAGTTCGGTAGTCATCAGTCCGAATACCCCCCATCACCGTCCACCAGGCCGCGCACCTTAAGTAGTTCGCGCCGTCCCCGGCGACTGGTTATTTCCAGTTGTCCGCTGTCCCGCACACTGACACCCTTGATGTTGTGCCGACGAATAACCTCTCGCATCTCGGGCACCTGGCTTCTCATACAGCCCAGTCCCTCGGAGATAAGCGGGTCGTGCGCCCGATAGGTATTGGCCGTCATCGGCGCGGCCTCGAGCCAGTCACCCGGCGCCGTGGCCAGGAACTCCTCGCGGCTCACCTCCCTCCCGTTGAGTTGGTAGGCGGTCACGCGGGGGCCCTCCCCACCATGGCTTTCTGTTGGCCATTGACTTGCGGCTTGCTGCCCATCAGCGTCTGCTGCAGCACATTGCTGCGGGCCTCGCGCGTGCCCCCCGTGCCCACGTTCCGGCGGATTGTCTCGCGACTGGTCACCGGCGACTGGCGGATGGTGTTCTGGTCCCCGCCCAGCATCGACGACGGGAAGGCGAACGTGATGAACCGCTTGAACTCGGGTCGGTTCTTCAGGCGGGCGATCTCGTCCACGATCGCTTGCGCGTCGAGACTCGCCCCGGACGCCTGGAACATCGGCCATAGGGGCGCGATCTGCTGCAGCACCTGAAACAGTTCCTGCAGCTTCTGCTCGGGCGTTTTAAAGACCATCGAGTAGGGTTCGACGCGAAACTGGTAGTCCTCGAAGTTGCCCACGCGATAGTCGGGCTTCCAGTCGGAGGGCACCTCGATGCCGGTGTTCCCCACGGGCAGGGACGAATTGAGGCTGAGAGTCTGGTCCTCCCACATCAGCCGGCCCAGATCGAGGATGCACTCGCCAGCGAAGGACACGACCGCCATTCGCAAGTCGGC